GCATGAACGACGCGCAAAAACTCCAGCAGGCCCTGGGGGTTCAGAGTAAAGAAAAGCGGATCCAGGAGATGGCCGGGGCGGTTACCCGCCTAGTGATTAACGAGGCCATCAAGGAGGCCAAGGAGCGGGCCAAGGTTAGAGATGCAACTTTATCGCCCACCAAGGACGAATCTGGCCCGAAAAGTGGATAATTCTACTAGAGAGCCCTATTAGCATGACGGTCGTGCAGACGCCTTGTAAGCGTCAGGCGGGGGTTCGATTCCCTCATGGGGCACCAGAACAATGACAACAAAATACACCTTTGATCCAGCAATGTGCGACAAGCTGATAGAGCTTGGGAAGACTGGCGCGAGCCAGAAGATGATGTTTGCCGCGTTGGGCATCAGCTCGACCGGCGCCCAGACACTGCGCAAGAACCACCCCGAGTTCGCCGATGCGCTAGATCTGGCCATCACCCACGCCCAGGCCTACTGGGAGCAGCAGATGCTGGAGAACGTTGGTAACAAAGCATTTAATTCGCGAATTGTTGAAGTGGCGCTTAGGGGTCAATTCCCCGCCGACTATCGTGAAGAGCGAATTAAGGCTGAAGTAAAGGCTGACGTCACAGTGGATTTTGGTTCTGCCGTTAATGACCTAATTAGTTCACTCAAAAAAGCCATTTAACGCGGGAAAAGGGTAGCTCCCCTGCCAGTGCTCCACCACTGGATACCGCACCAACCAGCCGTGGAAGGGCACAACAATGCAAACGTGTATTCGATGTAGCGCCGAAAAATCTTTGTCTGAGTTCTATGTAGACCGAGCCAAGCACAACGGGCTTAGGTCGGCATGCAAAGAATGTGATAAAGAAAAAGGGGCTTTGCGAAGAAAGAACCACCCTGAAAAAGTAAAACGGGAGGTTCAAAATTCCAAGTACATCAAAAAATACGGTTTGACATCTGATGATGTAGAGCGGATGCGCCAGGAACAACAAAACTGTTGTTCTATTTGCAAGCACCAATTGAAGGACGGCATATTCACTTGTGTAGACCATGATCATGCAACAGGTAAAGTAAGAGCATTGCTTTGTCGCGGTTGCAATTTGGTTTTGGGTAACGCGCAAGATTCTGAGGAAGTCTTATTATCAGCAGTGGAATACCTCAGAAAACACCGGTTTGTAACAAACTAAGGAAAGAAAGCCATGGCAGCACACGCCTTACTGAGTGCATCCGGTTCCAAACGTTGGATGACATGCACTCCCAGCGCCCGACTCGAGGCACTACTTCCCGAACCCAAACGAAAGCCAGGGGCATTCGACTTCAGTCAGGAGGGCACGACAGCCCACACCCTGGCAGAGGCCAAGCTCCGCCGGCACTATGGTCAGATGACCGCCAAGGAATACATCGCCGAGGTCGAGGCCGTCAAGGCAACGCCCTACTACGATGAGGAGTTCGAGGCGTACGTCGACAACTACGTGCTGTACGTGCGATCGCAGATCGGCGAGGGCGACACGCCCTACTTCGAGCAACGCGTGGACTTCAGCGAGTGGGTGCCCGACGGGTTCGGCACGGCGGACGTGGTGATACTGTCGGAGAACAAGGTGCGAGTGATCGACCTGAAGTTCGGCCGCGGCGTGCCGGTGGACGCGAAGGACAACCCCCAGCTACGTCTGTACGCGCTAGGTGGCTGGTACAAGTACCGGGAGTCCTACCCTAACATCACCGAGGTCGAGTACACAATCCACCAGCCCCGGCTGGACAGCATCACGACCGACAGCACGACGCTGGAGAAGCTGGTGGTGTGGGCCGAGAACGTGGTCAAGCCCAAGGCCAAGAAGGCGTGGGCCGGTGCGGGTGAGTTCCTGGCCGGCGACCACTGCCAGTTCTGCAAGGCCAAGGCCCAGTGCCGGGCGCGTACCGAGTTCAACAACATGGCCGCGGCGTCCGACTTCCGCGACCCGCCGTTGTTGTCTGAGGACGAGCTCGCAAAGGTGTTGACAAACGCGCCGAAAACGCGTAAGTGGTTGAAGGACGTCGAGGACTTCCTGCTCGAGCGGGCCGAGACTGACGGCGTTGTGCCCCCCGGGTACCAGTTGGGTTTTAGCAACAAAAATAGAGTTGTTGACGACGTTGAAAAAGCTATGGTAAAATTGCGCCATTACGGAGAAGACATCTTTGAACCAAAGGCGTTGAAATCTGTGGCACAATTGGAAAAGGTTGTGGGCAAAGACGAGTTGAAGCATCTGCTCGGCGAGCTTATAATCAAGCCAGTTGGGGAGCCGAAGCTGGTTCCTGCGAAGAAGGCAACGGAGTTTGAGGGTTAAGGTGGGCACCCTTTTCAAGTCCCATCGTTTCTGTAAACAAGGAGGCCAAGATGGCCAAAGTCAGCGAAAAAGTGGTTACCGGTAAAGTTCGTTTCTCCTACGCTAACGTCTTCACCCCGAAGGCAAGCGAAGAGGGCAAGGACCCCAAGTACTCGGTGTCCATCATCATCGACAAAAACGACAAGGAAACGATCAACAAGATCAACGCCGCTGTCGAGAAGGTCAAGCAGGGTAGCGCCGCGGTGTTCGGGGGCACAATCCCCAAAGCACTCAAGGGTGGCCTGCGTGACGGAGACGCAGAGAAGGATGACGCGGCCTACCAGGGTGCGTTCTTCATCAACGCCAACTCGTCGATGAAGCCGCAGATCGTGGACGCCAACCTGGACCAGATCATGGACCAGGGCGAGTTCTACAGCGGTTGCTATGGTCGTGCATCGTTGACGTTCTATGCGTACAACCAGGCAGGTTCCAAGGGCATTGCCTGCGGCCTGAACAACCTGCAGAAGCTGGAAGATGGTGAGAAGCTGGGTGGTGGTACCTCCGCCGCGCAAGATTTCGCAGTGTAAAGACTGCGTGACAGCCCGGAAAGACGGGCACCTTTTCGGAGCATTCATGATCACACTGAAATTCACCGTTGACGAAGTCAACTTCATCCTGAGCCTGCTGGGGCGCCTGCCCTTTGCAGAGGTCCACACAACCATCCGCGCCATCGCCGAGCAGGGCCAACCCCAGGCCGAGGCGCTACTTGAAGAGGAGAAAGATAAAGAAGAAACCGCCGCCTAACCACACAACCACACCGTCTCCACTGGCCTGGCGCACGCGCTGGGCTTTTTTGACCCTATAAAATGAACCAATACCAACAATACATCCACAAGTCACGCTACGCAAAATACCTCCCCGAGCAAGGTCGCCGGGAGGACTGGAACGAGACGGTCCAGCGATACGTTAACTACATCTTTGACCGCAACGCCGAGCTGGATCGGGGCACGCTCAAGCAAGACATCTACAACGCCATCCACGGCATGCACATCATGCCCTCTATGCGCGCCATGATGACCTCGGGCAAGGCCGCAGACCGCGACAACACCTGCATCTACAACTGTTCCTACCTGCCCGTGGACGACGTGAAGTCGTTCGACGAAGCCATGTTCATCCTGCTGTGTGGCACCGGCGTGGGCTTCAGCGTGGAGTCCAAGTACACCAACAAACTGCCCGAGGTGCCCGAGCGCCTGTTCGAGTCCGAGCACTTCATCACCGTGGCCGACAGCAAGGAGGGTTGGGCCAAGGCCTACCGCATGCTCCTGGCGAGCCTCTATGCCGGCGAGATCCCAAAATGGGACGTGAGCAAGGTCCGCGCCGCGGGCACGCCCCTGAAGACGTTTGGTGGCCGCGCATCGGGCCCTGAGCCCCTAGTTGACCTGTTCCAGTTCACCATCAAGACGTTCCGTGGCGCCCTGGGCCGCAAGCTCAACACGCTCGAGTGCCACGACCTGATGTGCAAGATCGGCGAGGTGGTGGTCGTGGGCGGCGTGCGCCGCTCGGCCATGATCAGCCTGTCCGACCTGAACGATGAGCGCATCCGCCACGCCAAGTCGGGCAACTGGTGGGAGACCCACCCGCACCGCGCGCTGGCCAACAACAGCGCCGTGTACGACAGCAAGCCGACCGTGGGCACCTTCCTGGAAGAGTGGACCTCGCTGTACAACAGCCACAGCGGCGAGCGCGGTATCTTCAACCGCGAGGCGGCAAAGCACGTCGTGGCCAAGTACGGCAAGCGTGACCCCAACTTCGAGTTCGGCACCAACCCCTGCAGTGAGATCGTGTTGCGCCCGTACCAGTTCTGTAACCTGACCGAGGTCATGGTGCGCCCCGACGACACGCTGGAGACCCTGAAGCAAAAGGTGCGCATGGCGGCCATCCTGGGCACGATCCAGGCGACGTTCACGCACTTCCCCTACCTGCGCAAGGTGTGGCAACGCAACACCGAGGAGGAGCGTTTGCTGGGCGTGTCCCTAACCGGCATCTATGACCACGAGGTCATGGGTAGCGTGCGCTCGGCGCCCTTGTGGCTGGATCAGCTACGTGAGGTCGCCAACGAGGCTAACGCCGAGATCGCCGACCTGTTGGGCATCCCTCACTCGACGGCCATCACCGCGGTCAAGCCTAGCGGGACCGTGAGCCAGCTGACAGACACCGCAAGCGGTATCCACCCGCGCCACGCGCCGTTCTACATCCGCCGCGTGCGTGGTGACAACAAGGACCCGCTGACGCAGTTCTTGATCAGCCAGGGTATCCCGGCCGAGCCGTGCGTGATGAAGCCCAACACGACCACCGTGTTCAGCTTCCCCCAGCGCGCGCCCGAGGGCCTGGTAACGCGCGACGACGTGGACGCCATCAAGCACCTCGAGCTGTGGCTGACATACCAACGCCACTGGTGCGAGCACAAGCCCTCGGTCACCATCTCGGTGACAGAGAACGAGTGGCCAAGCGTTGGTGCGTTCGTGTGGAAGCATTTCGACGAGATGTCTGGCGTGTCGTTCCTGCCTCACGACGGCGGTACGTATCGTCAGGCGCCGTATGAGACGTGTGACGAGGCGCAGTACAACAAGCTGCTGGCCGAGATGCCCACGATCGATTGGCACGCGTTTGTTGAGAACCGCGACAACGTCGAGGGCGCCCAAATGCTGGCCTGCGTGGCTGGCGTGTGTGAGCTATAAGTTATGACGGACGCAGTGAATCATCCCTCACACTACAAGACTGGGGGAATCGAAACGATAGACTACATCGAGGCCAAGCAACTTGGGTACCACCTCGGTAACGTCGTCAAGTACGTATCGCGTGCCAGCCATAAGGGCAGACAGCTCGAGGACCTGAAAAAGGCCCGCTGGTACCTGGACCGCGAGATCAAGCGTCTGGAGCAAACGTTGGTGTGAGTTGGTGTGTCCTCGTGGTTGGGGACTTTGGGAACGGTGATACAATCACCGTTCCCCCTTTTTTCCGGATACGTCCGATAGCCTTTAGGAGCATGAAATGATTCTGTCGATTGACTTTGAAACACGTAGCCGCATCGACCTCAAAGACCGCGGCCTTGACGTTTATTCCAGCGACCCAAGCACAGAGATACTCTGCATCGCGGCTGGACCCTCCCCCGACAAAGTAGATGTGTGGCGCCCCGAGGACGTGCCCCAGTGGGTGCTCGACCACGCGGCGGATGGTGGCCCAATTGCCGCATGGAATGCGGCGTTCGAGTACCACATCTGGAACCGCGTAGGCACCAAGCTAGGCTGGCCCCAGATCAAGTGGGACCAGCTCGTTGACTCCATGGCCATCGCGGCCGCTAACAACATACCCCAG